ATGGCAGCAGGCAACCCAAGATACGCGAATGGGAACATGAGGAGAAAGCATCGGGCAAGACTCAAAGCAATAGGCGGTGAGTGCGGGATATGTAAAGGCAGGCTCGGTCCGATACATTACGATGAACCGAGTGACAGTGATCATCCATTATCTTTCGTGATTGATGAGATCAAACCAGTATCAAGATGGCGAGAGTTTGGCTATAGTTCGAAAGAAGCAGCAGCTCAAGATTGGAACAACCTGCAGGCAGCTCACTATTGCTGCAATCTAGCCAAAAGCAATCGAACATTAGAAGAAATTTTAAGGTCTCATCAACGAACCAAAATGAATGTTAAAGATGGTGACTGGTAGAAGAGATGGTAAGGGGTGGGGAGGGTACCCCGCCACGGGCGCACGGCGCAACCAGCCGTCCAGCGCCGATTTACACACAAAGAATTTTTTGAGGGTAGGACTTTATGGCAAGAAGAAAGAAAATGGCTACTGTGGCCAGCAATGGAAATCGCTTGGAACAGTTGGAAAATCTGGCATTAATCCTGGCAAAACAGATCGACTTATGTTCAGAGGGATACGCTGACGGAGCGAAAAATATGCCGCAGCTATCAAAGCAATACCGTGAAACAATTAAGGAAATTGAAGAGATAAGAGGAATGGAGAAAGACGATGACGAAATCGGAGAGATCCTCTCAGCACGGAAAGCTGATGGGAAGCCAGACGCCGTCCGTTAGAATCGCTCCGGATTACGCTTATACAGATGGAGATGACGCAGTTAAGGTTCTTGCAGTCGGAAAGCTGATCGTGGATCCGTGGCAGAGCGAAGTGCTGAATGACTGGATGGGTCGAACAGAAGAAGAAATATGGTCAGCTCCAACATGTGGACTGTCCGTACCTAGGCAGAATGGAAAAACACTGGATACGTCCGGAAGAATTGCATCCGGAATGATTATGTATTCGGAATGGGTGATATATACAGCACACCTGCAGAAGACAGCCACAGAAACATTCATGGAAATTAAGGGACTTTTTGAGACAAGAGGACTTAGAAAATATGTAAAAGAAATCAAGTCGGCCCTTGGAAGGGAACAAATCATACTAAAAAATGGAGGCAGAGTTGTATTTGTAGCAAGAACCAGGAATGGAGGTCGTGGATTGCACGGAGACTGCTTGGTATTTGATGAGGCACAGGAATTGACGAGTGAGCAGCAGGCATCTTTTTTGCCTGCTATTTCTGCGTCAAAAAATCCGCAGACAATCTATCTAGGAACACCACCGGACGAAAACTGCACCGGCACTGTATTTCGAAAAATCAGAGAACGTGCAAGAAATGGAGAAAGCAATTCTACGGCATGGACGGAATATTCGGTTGAAGAGATTGGAAATGTCACTGATCGGACACGTTGGGCGGCATGCAATCCTGCGCTGGGAAGACGAATGACGGAAACAACAATAGCTGCAGAGTGCGAGCAGATGGATGAAGATACATTTGCAAGAGAACGTCTTGGCTGGTGGTCACCGATAAGCAACGATCAAGATTATGCTATCGACAAAAAGAAATGGGAAGCATGTGCTTCGGAAAAAGGGAAGCCGGAAGGCAAAACAGCATACGGGATTAAGTTCTCCACAGATGGATCCTTAGTTGCATTATGCGGAGCTGTATGTCCTGAGTCAGAAGAAGCGAGAATATCTCTGATTGAGATAAAACCAACAGACAGAGGAATCCAGTGGTTGGCGGATTGGCTTAACCAAAGATACAAGACGGCATCGTGCGTAGTGATAGACGGAAGGAATGGTGTGGATTTCCTGATAGAGAAGATAGCTTCGGTATGGAAATATAAGCAGTCGATTATACGGCCGTCCGCAAAAGATGTGATTGCATCAGCAAGCCAGTTAGAGCAGGAAATCAATGAGCAGACAGTAACTTGGTACAAATATCAAGAGATTCTGCAAGAATCAGCCGTTACGTCTGTAAAAAGACCAATATCAGGTGGCTGGGGATTTGGTGGAGATAATTCCACACCGATTGAAGCAGCCGCATTGGCTCTATGGGGATGTAGAACATCGAAACGAAATCCGAATAGAAAGATGAGGATAGGATAATGGAATTAAATTTTGGAATGGTGATAGGACTGCCACTGGAAGAACAACAGTGGCTGAACGAATTGAAGTATATTTACGATTATCATCGGACAGCGAACAGAAAAAAGAAACGCTACTACAATGGCAAGGTTACGCTTAACGAGGTGAATCTTGGAATTGCATTGCCGGCCGGATTAGGAAAGCTTGAGATTGGCTGTGCGTGGGGAGCAAAGACTGTAGATGTTCTTGCCGGAAGATCAATGTTTGATGGGTTTGTTACGGAGAATGGAACAAAGTCAGATGATATGGACCAGATTATGAAAAGAAATCATCTCATCGCTGAATATAACAAAGCGGTGAAGGAAGAATTAAAGTACGGATGCGCTTTTGCGGCGGTATCCGGCCAGCAAGACGATGCAAGAGTTCGCTTCTATTCTCCACACTGCGCTGCAGCTTCCTGGAATGCCAAAGAAGGACGGATAAAATACGGTTTTGCTTTTGAGGACAACAGAAGGGATGAGTCGGATGTTACATGGAGTCCGGAACATGTCAATTTTTATACGGATACAGATATTTGGGAATTGGATCGAGAGGGCGGAACATGGTATGCGACACGGAATCCACATGATTTCGGAGAACCACTCATGGTTGCGCTGATTTGGGATGCAACTAATGACAAGCCTTTCGGCCAGTCAAGGTTAAAAGAGCCGATTCGCCGTCTGATACAAGGATATGTAAGAACAGTGGCAAATGCAACGATTGGCTTGGAATTCGCTACATCACCACAGAAATATCTGTTAGGTGTATCTGATGAACAGTACGATGCACTTGTCGACAATAAGTTCAAACAGTATGTCGGAAGTATTCTATATAGCACGAATAATCCGGAAACTGGAGAAAAACCAAATTTCGGTCAGCTCTCTCAAGGAAATATAGAGCCTCATGTACAGATGCTTCGGATGCTGGCCACCCAGTATTCCGCAGCTACTGGACTGGCTGTGACAGATGTTGGAGTGGTAAATGATGCAAATCCGACATCAAGCGAGGCAATTATCGCACAGTCACAGACTCTGATTCTCATGGCAGAGCAATTAAACAGGTCAAACGGGGATGCACTGCACAGGATCGCTAAGATGGCACTTGCAATTGAGCTTGGAACAACTCCGGATAATCTGCCGGAAGAAAGTGAAGATATCATTGCACACTTCAAAAATCCGGCAATGCCTAGTATAGCATCCACTACAGATGCAGCTCTTAAGATTGCGACAGCAAGACAGGGATTCGCAGACACAGATATCTTCCTCGAAATGATTGGATTCGATCAGGCGGATATCCGCAGAATCCGAGCACAGGAACAGAGGGCAAAAGGTGACAGTATCTTAACGGAGGAATTTGTAAATGCAGATAACGGAGAAGGCGTGGGTGCAGTACATAACGAAGATGTCACAGATTAGTCAGAAGGCAGCAGATCTGATGCAGGCATACGTTCGGAAACACGGTTTTGCAGACGATAAAGCTCTTTTAGATTACGCATTCGCATTATCACAACGTTACGGACAGGCTATCGGCTCTCTGTCTTGCAAAATGTACGAAGCTACGGCATCGGCACAGGGAGTAGTCGTTCCAACAGCGGAAATCGCAGATCTTCCGGAATACGGAGAAGTGGCGAAAGCAGTTCACGGAACAATGAAACAATCTCAGACAAATGTTCCGTCAACAGTGGCGAGGTTAGTAAAACAGGTCGGAGCTGATACTACTTTGAAAAACGCTATGCGAGATGGTGCACAGTTCGCCTGGGTACCGCATGGGGACACCTGTGCGTTTTGCATTACATTGGCATCCAGAGGATGGCAGTACATGTCGAAGAAAGCACTTAGGAATGGACATGCCGAACACATTCATGCGCATTGCGATTGTGAGTATGCGGTCAGATTTGACGGAAAGAGTACAGTTGCTGGATATGATCCGGACAAGTATCTAGAAGAATATAACAATGCTGGTGGTGACATTAATGCCATGCGGAGGAATCGGTACAAGGAAAATAAGGATGCTATTAATGCGAGAAAGCGGGAATTGTATGCAGAAAGGAAAGTAAAAACTATTGAAAAGACTCCCCGTTCTGCTATAATGGAATCAGATTTAGGAATATTTAAACAAAAACTTCGCAGTGACGGCAATATGGACAAAGAATATTACGACTGTCTAAAGGATAAATTTTCACATGGTACAGACGATGCCAAACGATTATTCACAAAATATGCTTCGGGTGATAGTATTGAAAATGCTGTGTATGAAAATACGGCACACTATAATACTAAAACGAAAAAGATATCCATGAATTATGGTGCAGATTTAAAGAATCCACGTGGAGCTGGAGCTACATGGTTCCATGAACACGGTCATTTAGTTGATGATTTAGCTGGAAATCTATCAGATGATAAGAATTTTATTCAGTTACTGGAAAGTGATTCGCTGTCATATCGTATAGCATATGGTAAAGCACATCATTTGGGTACTTTTGATAAAGTTGATAAAGCCATTAGCGAAGAACTTGGAGATATGCGAAAAGATTCGGCAATATCAGATATTTTTGATGGTGTAACACAAGGCAATATAATTGGGTGTGCATCACATTCGAAAGAATATTGGAAAAATCGGGACAATGTTACATCAGAGGCTTTTGCACATATGTTTGAAGCACAGTTTGATAAAGAGCGATATGAGCAAATGAAAAAATACTTTCCAAATGCATTGGAATATTTTGAGAAAAAGATGAAGGAGGCACTATAGATGAATGCTTTAATCAAAAAGTTCGAAAAAGCACATAAAGATTTTGTGGTTCATTTTGGATATTGTCCCCGGATTCCAAATGAAATCGATTTTGATCAGTCTGAATATGCGGACGATCTCTTGAAAAGTGTAGCCGATAATTATGATTACACAATTGAAAAATATGGTACACAAGTACCTAAAAAGTATCCTAAACCGAAAATAATAATTGATTAACATCATTTGAATGCGGACTATAAAATAACAAGAGCAGTAGATACCACTGATCAGAAATGGTTGGTGGTATTTTTGTACTCAAATTTAATGGAGGTACACTATGGAAGAACAGAATGGAAGCCCATTTCCTTTGTTTAGAACACTTGGAATTATATTCATCGTTCTGAAATTATGTGGAGTAATAACATGGAGCTGGATATGGGTTTTATGCCCATTCTGGTGTCAATTTTTACTATCCATCATAGTATTGCTTATTTGCTATATCGTAAGATGGCGAGAAGAAAGATACTGGAAGAATTTAAAAACCAAAGATGATTGATAATTCTAACACGCAGAAATGCGTGTTATTTTTATGGCAACGCATGCCTTAAATGGGGGAAGCAACGATAACAATTACTCTATGGAGGATATACAGATATGGAAAACGAAAAGACTTTTACTCAGGAAGAATTAGATTCGATTATTGAAGGACGTCTCGCAAGAGAGCGACAGAAATATGCAGATTACGAAGACTTAAGAGCAAAAGCAAGCAAGTACGATGAGTACCAGGAACAGAGCAAGACGGAGCTTCAGAAAGAGAAAGAGAAGTCCGATGCGCTTCAGGCAAAGCTCACAGAACTTGAAAAAGAAGGCACTGTTAGACAGGTGAGAGAAAAAGTAGCAAAAGATACAAGTGTTCCGGCAGAACTTCTCACAGGCGAAGATGAAGAATCTTGTAAAAAGCAGGCAGAAGCAATCTTGAAATTTGCAAAACCAAAGAATTACCCGGGAACAAGAAGCAGCGCAAAGAAGATTACGGAACACCATGAAGCAGACGATGCGATGCGAGAGTTTGCGCATCAGATATTTGGAAAAGGAGAATAAAGTATGGCAGCATTACTTAGTACAGATTTTACAATCCCAGCTGAGATTTCACAGGGGATTTTCGAAAAAGCACAGAAAGGCTCTACTCTGGCACAGTTATCCGGAGCAAGACCGCAGAAGTTCGGAAAGCAGCAGGTATGGGTGTTAACAGCACCACCGAAAGCAGAATTAGTAGGCGAAGGAGCGAAGAAATCACCGACTCCGACTACATATACATCCAAGACGGTTAATCCGTTTAAACTGCAGGTAACCATGAGATTTTCTCAGGAAGTGCAGTGGGCAGATGAAGATGTACAGATCGGAGTTCTTCAGGACCTTGCATCTAATGCAGGCATTGCGCTGGGAAGAGCACTTGACCTTGTAGGTATCCACAAAATCAATCCACTTACCGGAACAGTATCAGATATGGTGAAAGAGGGATTAATCGACACAACACAGTCTGTCCAGCTGACAGAAGCAAAATACGATGATGCAATTGAAGCGGCAGCAGGAGTGATCATCTCATCCGGATACACTCCGAGCGGAATCGCAATGGATCCGACTCTTTCATTTGGCCTTTCCACAATGAGAGATGCCAACGGAAGAAAGATTTATCCGGAAATCGGATTCGGACAGAACCTCACAAACTTCTCTGGAATGCAGGCAGCAGTATCCGATACAGTTTCCGCAAAAAATGAGATTACCGCAGATACAAATCTGCTTGGTATCGTTGGACAGTTTGATGCCTTCCGTTGGGGTGTACAGAGATCCATCGGAGCACACCTGATTGAATATGGTGATCCGGATGGACTGGGAGATCTTCAGAGACAGAACCAGATTGCAATCCGTGCAGAAATTGTATATGGAATTGGAATTCTGGATCAGAAAGCATTTGCGAAGATCACGAAGGCAGCAGCGTAGCCTATGAAGTTTTTGTATAAGCAAACAGGAATTATAGTGGAGTCTGACGAAATGTTGGACTCTGCCATGTTCCGACCGGTTGAAAAAGAACCGGAGCTGGAGGAAGAACCGGAAAAGAAACCGGTAAAAAAGACGGCTACAGCAGGAAGAAAGACGCCAGCAGCGAAAAAGTAGGTGATTAGATGGCTTATGCAACATACGAGGATATCCAGAGGAGAAACGAAACAAATGAAGCAGATCAGGACTACATGAAAACTCTATTGGATGATGCGGCGGTCATTATTGACGCCTACAATAGCAAAGCTTCGGAAAATGCCAAGAAATTAGTATCATGCAACATGGTAATCCGTATGCTGGGAAGCCGTGATGAAGGTATTCCGATTGGAGCGACACAGGCAACCACGTCCGCAATGGTGTATTCGCAGACATGGACAAATGTGAACGGCAGTGGAGAGATGTATCTTACGAAGCTTGATAAGAAAATCCTTGGTGTCGGAAATCGAATTGGATACACAAATCCATATTCTGGCTTAATACAGACGGAGGAAGAAGCATGATCAAAGGAATCAAGGTAACGCTCTATGAGAAAAAAGAAACAGGAACAGATCCGTTTGGACATCCTGTTTACGAAGAAATGCCGGTTGATGTAGAAAATGTATTGGTAGCTCCGTCTGCAACCACCGAAGTCCTGGACGTGCTGAATATCACTGGGAAAAAAGCAGTGTATGACATTGCAATTCCCAAAGGTGATGATCATACGTGGAAAGACTGCCGTGTTGATTTTTTTGGAGAGTCATGGAGGGTGTTTGGGCTGCCAAAGCAAGGAATTGATGAAAATGTTCCGGGAAGATGGAATCAGAGATGGATGGTGGAGCGATATGAGTAAGGTAAAAATTGAACTCAATCGTGCAGGAGTCCGTGAATTGATGAAATCACCGGAAATGAAGGCGATCCTCATGGAACAGGCAAACAAGATATCGAGCACGGCGGAAAAAGAAGACTACGTTGCACAGACACGAGCAGTCGTGAAAGTGTGTGGAGATGACGGAAACAACAGCCTACTGAAAGCGATGGGAAAGAAGAATGATAGAAAAAACGATTAAAGACTATCTTGAAAAACAACTGCAAATACCGGTTAGGCTGGAAGAAGAACCAGGACTTCCGGAAAAATACATCCTGGTTGAAAAAACTGGAAGTGGACAGGAGAACCATATTGACAGTGCAACAGTGGCAATCCAGTCCTATGCCGGTACATTATACGACACGGCCGTCTTAAATGAGCAAGTGAAAGCCACGATGGAAAATATAATAGATAGGAACGATATCAGCAAGTGTACTCTTAATAGCGACTACAACTATACAGATACAGCAAGAAAAAAATACAGGTATCAGGCAGTGTACGATATCGTATATTTTAAGGAGGAATAAGATGTCAGATGTAAAAAATGTAAGTACTGGTAAGCCAAAAGTCGGCGGTGCCATTTTTAGAGCACCACTCGGCACGGTACTGCCAACGGATGCAACTACAGCATTGAACGAGGCTTTTAAAACACTCGGATATTGTTCAGAAGATGGGCTGACAAACTCCAACAGTCCGGAATCAGACAATAAAAAAGCATGGGGTGGAGATGTAGTATTAACCATGCAGACAAGCAAAGAAGACACATTCAAGACAACTTTTATCGAATCGCTGAATGTGGAAGTCCTGAAAAGTGTTTACGGCGATAAAAACGTTTCCGGAACGCTGAAAGAAGGTATTACTGTAAAAGCAAATGCAAACGAAGCGGAACAGAGCAGCTGGGTTATTGATGTGATCCTGAAAAAAGCGGTAAAACGTATCGTAATTCCGTGCGCAAGCATTACGGAAATCGGAGATATTGTATACAAAGACGATGATTCTATCGGATACGAAACAACACTTTCAGCCGTTCCTGATGCAGAAGGACAGACACACTATGAGTATATTAAGGGGAGCGAATAATGACAGGAAAAACAACTAGCGGATTTGAGTACGAAATCAACGAGGAATCATTGGATGATTATGAGCTACTGGAAGATTTGTGCGAGATGGATGATGGAAACGCAGCAAAAACATCCAGCGCATTAAATCGGCTTCTCGGAAAAGAACAGAAGGATCGCTTAAAAGAACATTTAAGAACAGAAAGCGGAAGAGTGCCGGCATCAAAAATGATGATCGAAATCGGAGAAATCTTCAACAGCGTAAAAGAAGGAAAAAACTCTTAATCCTCGCCTACATGCTTAATCTTGACAAGGACGCACTCTTGTGTGACCTTGCAGAAACATATCATATCTATGATTACAAGTCGTTACCGTGCAAAATGGTAGCGACTTTTTCTTGTGGGTTGAGGGCAGATTCGAGAATCAAAATGAAAATAGCGGGAATAAATCCGATATCAGAACAAATTCTCATGGCGGCTATTGCTGACGGAACCAGAACAACCGCATGGTTACAGTCAAAAGACGGAACCACTGGAGAAAATAGACCGAAATCATTGCTTGCAATGATGATGGGAGAAGAGACACGAGAAAACAAGGATATTCGCACGTTCGCTTCCGGAGAAGAATTTGATAGAGAATGGCAAAAGTTGACAGGAGGTGGGAACTAATGGCTACGGAACTTGCAAAGGCCTATGTGCAGATCATTCCATCGGCACAGGGAATCAGTGGAAAAATACAACAGGCGATAGAACCGGATGCAGAAGTGGCCGGTACCTCTTTCGGCGGAAAACTTGTCGGAAAAATCAAAGGTGTAATTGCAACAGCGGCAATCGGAAAGGCGCTTGCATCAACAATCAGTGAAGGAGCTGCTCTTGAACAGAGTTTAGGAGGAATCGAAACATTGTTCAAAGATTCAGCTGATAAGGTAAAAGCGAATGCGGCAAAAGCTTACCAGACAGCGGGAATGAGTGCAAATGACTACATGGAACTCACCACAAGCTTTTCTGCGAGCCTTCTTAGTTCCCTTGCTGGTGATACCTCTAAAGCTGCAGATGTGGCAGATATGGCAATGGTAGATATGTCTGATAATGCAAATAAGATGGGAACTAACATGGAAGACATCAAAAATGCATATCAGGGATTTGCAAAGCAGAACTATACGATGCTGGACAACTTAAAGCTTGGATATGGCGGTACAAAATCTGAAATGGAGAGACTTCTTGCTGATGCGCAGAAAATCAGTGGAGTAGAATACAATATTGATAATCTGTCGGATGTATACAGTGCGATTCATGTAATTCAGGGAGAACTTGATATTACAGGAACAACAGCAAAAGAAGCGGCAACGACCATATCAGGTTCGTTTAATTCACTGAAGGCAGCGGCACAAAATGTGATGGGGCAGATTACGCTTGGAATGGACGTTGGACCGGCACTCAATCAGCTTGCGAACACTTTAGTCACGTTTGCGGTTGGAAATTTAGTTCCAGCAATATGGAATATCGTATCAGCACTTCCTACGGCGATTGTTACATTCATTTCAGCGCTTGGACCACAATTATTTACGGCGGTATCGGAATTGATTCCGCAGATTATAAGTGGCATATCAACTGGAATACCAATGCTGTACGAGAGTGCGATGCAGTTAATCGGACAATTTCGCACAGGGATACAAGAACAATTACCAACGCTACTTCAAAAAGGAGTAGATTTTGTTGTTAATATAGCAAATGGCATTTTACAAAATCTTCCGCAGATAATTGTAATGGCTGGAAGGATAATCACTTATTTTGCGAATACAATTATTTCTTCATTGCCCACGATACTAAGTACCGGCGCATCATTGCTTTTGAGATTTGTGAATGGAATTATCAATAATCTTCCACAAATTGTTCGGGCCGCGGCTACAGCAATCGTAAGGTTCGTTGCATCAATCGGAATGAATCTTCCACAGATTTTACAAAGCGGTATTACGATCATCGGAAAATTGGCGGCAGGATTAATTAGAGCTATACCGAATCTAGTCGGACAAATACCTGCAGTAATCGGTGCAATTGTGCGAACATTCGGAAGCGAAAATTGGGGAAGCATTGGACTGAATATCATTAAGGGCATTGCATCAGGTTTAAGCTCTGCCGCTCACATGCTGTGGGATGCTGTAAAGAGTGTTCTCGGAAGCTTCAAGGACAATGTGCTCAGCTTCTTTGGAATCCACTCTCCGTCACGTTGGGGTGTGTTTGTCGGAAAAATGATTGATGCAGGAGTCGCAAATGGATTGATTGACAATACATCGCTTGTATCGAATGCGGCAAACGAATTACAAAGGTCGCTTAAAGAACCATTCAAGGCAAGTGCAGACCTTATTACCGGAAGTACGGTTGCGAACAGCGAAAAAGATAGCATTTTGTCATCAAAACTGGAACAGCTGCTTGAATACTTGAAGCAGAAATCCAGAGGAAGTGACAAGATTGTGATCAACATGAATGACAGGGAAGTAGCCAGAGCTTTAAGAGAAATGGGGGTTGTGTTTGAATGATCAAGATTAAATATGTATGTTCAAACGGCGAAGAATACAATCTGATCGGAGATAAAATGAAACCGACCTCCGGATATTTCCATTCTTACGAGTGGAATCCAAACACGACAGAACGAAAAATGGGCGTAACGGTAAATTCTTTTACAAAAGATCCGGCAGTTTATGAAATTACTCTGACTGTACGTGGAAGAGTAGAGGAAAGAAAAGAAATCCTAGATAAGATCACGGATGCTTTTGAAAGAGATGTAGCGAACTTGTCTCCAGGAAGAATCTACTATGGAGAATACTATATTGATTGCTATATCTATAAATCAAGCAACGAAGTATCTGGTAAAAATAATAGCAGAACAGATTGTAAGGTAGAAATCTATTGTCCATATCCGTTCTGGTGTGCGGAAGAAAAAAGAAGTTTCTTTCCGATTTCGACAGAACCTAAAATATCCTCCGATTATTTAGATTATCCGTATGATTATAGCTATGACTATACGTGCGAAAAGAACGGAGTGCAAGACTGGATGATTGATCATTTCCAAAGTAGCAATTTCGAATTGATCATATACGGTCCGTGCACGGATCCTAAAATCACAATCAATAATTATCCGTATCAGATATTCGATACCCTGAGTGCTGGTGAGTACATTACGGTAAACAGTCGCACAAAAACAGTAACTAAGAACCTTGGAAACGGAACAATGCAGAATATCTTTGAAAAAAGAGCAAAAGATAAAAGCATTTTCGAGCCAATTCCATCCGGATCGCTGGCAGTCAACTGGAATGGAGAATTCGGATTTGATTTTACTGTATTTAAGGAGAGGAGTGTGCCGAAATGGAGCTAATCTACACGGATCCAAAAGGAAAAGAACTCGGATATGTCAAGGATGCTGATATTGACTTTGAAGTTGGATCAGACGAGAAAAATTCAGTAAATGATTTCGAAATCAAATTTTCACGTTCTGGATGGAACGGCCAGATTGAATTTGAAAGCATGGTGTATGTTCCGGACACAGAATATGGCGGAATCGTGCGTGAAATTTCGACTAGCACAAAAGCAGATAGTATTACCGCAAAAGGATTTACATGGCGAGGATTGATGGCGAAGAAAATTATCAAGCCGGAATCCGGCCAAGATTACGCTATGGTATCCGGAGAATTAAATGCAATCATCAGGCAGAAGGTTCAGGAAGCTTTTCCAGGGCTTTTTACTGGTGCGGACGAAGATACCGGCGTAAAGGTTACAAACTATCAATTCGCCAGATACTGTACGCTACATGACGGACTGCGGAAAATGCTGCAGTCTGTCGGATATCGAATGGAGATTAAATTTACACAGGCGGAAAAAGAAAACGCCGGCCATGTACAGGTGAGGGCAGTCCCGATCACAGACTACTCTTCCGAATACGAATACTCTAGCGACAGCGATATTGATTTTAAAGTCAACATTTGCAGAAACGGAGTTAACCATCTGGTATGTCTCGGGAAGGGCGAATTAAAAGATCGCATGGTAATCCACTTGTATGTTGACTCTGCAGGAAATATCGGACAGACGCAATACTACAAAGGGATAGACGAGGTAGAAGCGGTATATGACAGCTCCGGAGCAGAGCAAGACGACCTGTTAAAAGGCGGAAAAGATAAATTGTACGAACTGATGAATAAGACCGAGTACGATATGACGATGGAAAAAATTGAAGGAAATGTCGATATTGGCGATATCGTAGGCGGAAGAGACTATCTTACAGGTGTGATTATGAAAAAACCAATCGGAAGGAAGATTTGGAAACTTTCCGGAGGGAAAGAAAAAATAGAGTATAAATTGGAAGGAGAGTCATAAATGGACATCATTACAGGCTACACAGGTGCAGCACATGTCACGGCAGAGCAGGACAGAGATATCAATATCGGTATTTTCGGAAAAGGTTCTTGCGTCTTGCATACCGGACAGCAGCTTAATGCAGTGGTTATTTCAAACAATGAGATCCGGATCACGGACGGAGTGCTCGTTCATCAGGGCTGTGCTGCATCGATCAAAAAGAATACGACAAATTCTGTCACAATCGCAAATGGTTCGCAAGGAATGAAACGTATTGACCTTATCGTGGCGAGATACACCAAGAATGCCAGCTCAAAGGTTGAGGCGGTAGAGATTAAGGTTATCCAGGGCACACCAAGTGAAAGCAATCCGGCGGTACCGCCTTATACGTCTGGAGATATTCAAGGTGGTGACCTAACGGCAGATATGCCACTGTATCAGGTTGAGATCAACGGACTTACCATTGCGGATGTTAAGAGATTATTTACGGTCCGGAGATCCGCAGCGGAATTCGACACCGAAGTAGACAGCGTAAAAAGCACCTTGTCCAACAGAGAGACGATATTTATAAATACCACTGCGCAGGGTACAGATTCCGACGCTTATAAGACTGCAACGCTTGACCTGAGCCAACTGAAAGCCGGAATTACATATGCATTTGCGCTAAATGTAGTGTCAGCCGTCAACGGAGAACAATACAGCCAGGAAGTATCTTGCAAGCTAAATGAAGTCGACATGGGATGCAATGGCAACTATTATAAATTATCCTCAACATTTTTTGGCAAATGCCAGAACAGCGATAAATTGTATGTATCTGCCTTTAAAAATGGCGGATCGTGGACTGGTGTGACAATTAGAGGAATCTTTATTCCGGTAGATTAGGAGGTGGACTATGGCAGAGATTAAATATCTGGAAATCAACGCGGATGATCGCAGTATTATCATCCCCGCAGGAGAAAATCTTTTGGGAGTTGAAAATGACAATGAGGGTGCAAGAAAGTATTTTAGATGCCCGAAAATCGTTGGGGACAACATTGATCTGACGAAATCGGACGTCTATATCAATGTGCAGAATGCATCTGGCGAAAAGTCCGGAAAAGACAGATACCCTGTCCAGAATATGACGGCTTCCGGAGACAATGTAACTTTTGAGTGGGTGCTGGAAAGAAAAGTCACCTCACACAAAGGCAGTGTTCGATTTGCGGTCTGCGTAAGGGAAAAAGGCACGGAAAGAGAGTGGCATACCACTTTTGCTACTGGAAATGCATTGGAGGGAGAAGAACTCTTCGAACCGGCAGAACTGGAAGCAAGAGGACAGGATTTTATCGGGATATTGACGTCTGATGCGAATGCGGATGCGAACAGCATTGAATCCGGGAAAAGCGCCTATGTGAATGGAAAGAAAATTGAAGGGGCACTGACAAGTAAAAACGAACTGTCTGTGAACGTCACAAAGACGGAGCTTGCATTTAAACAGTCACTTGCTCCTGGAACCGGAGACGTCTACACTCCGGTAGTTAAACACACCGGCACGATCAAGTTGGCCAACCAGAATAATCCGGTACTGCTCAAAGGCAATGTCGAAAAGACTTTCAGTTGCGTCGAGGATATCTCTAATTACGGAAATGCTGGAAATGGTGATGTGAGAGTTGGCAAGACGTTTACGTCTGAAGCTGGTGTAAAAGAGACCGGAACACTGGTAGTCAGCGAGGTCAAGTACGGAACAATAACCGGAAAAGGAATGAACAGCTTGGCGATCACAACGGGACTTAGTGATGTAACGAGATTTGTGCTGGTGAGAAAATTTCCGAGTAGTAATGCTAAACACGGAATCTTGGCGCTGGTGTATAAGGACGGAAAATTAAGCGGAATAGCTGGCTTTATCGGAGCAGGCTACAACTCGGTGGATAACCACAGTATTGGTACGGTCGCAATAAATAAAGGAACCATAACTTACACGCCAAAAGCTGATGAAAATATGTCCGCTCTAACAGAGGGTGACACCTATGACTGGATTGCAATAAACGAATAGGAGGAATCAACATGAAAAGAAAAAGAAGAAAATTAGCAGCAATAATCTGCGCACTCACACTGGCACTTTCCAGTGCTGTACCGGTGTCAGCATGTACGCCACCGTTGAAAACACCGTCTGTTGAAATTCCAGACATAAATTTCCAGCCTGATGGTGCTTTAAAAGATGCAATCGATAACGCTGCGAAAAATTGGATTGAAAAGTGTATTCTTAATCAACCAACCGTAAATTATATCACCTATTTTAAGAGTGCATCAAGATACTTCAACTATGCAGTTTTTTCAGCAAATTGGGACGAAGTAGAAAATGCTACGTCTTATAAAGTTAGAGTTACAAAAACAGATGGATCTTACAAAGAATTTGATACAACATATACATCATTTTATGCAACGAATTATACAGATAAATTTTTTACTGACGGTATGGATGATGCAACCGTAATGGTAAGAGCATACGGTGAAAATGAAACATTCAGTTGTTGGTCAAATGGTACTAATATTGCGAGATTTGGATATTAGGAGGGGATAGCATGATAAGAGGCACCACACCTACGTTAGAGTTTACACTGCCCTTCGACACATCACTGATCGCGAAGATGTATATCACGATGACACAGAATGGAAAAACGGCTCTGGAAAAAACCTTGTCAGATTGCAACTGTTCTGGTACGTCCGTATCACTAACTTTAACACAAGAGGAGACGCTGTTATTACAACAGCAACCACGATCAACGGCTGAAATACAGATAAGAGTGCGAACTACAGCCGGAGAGGCTCTTGCATCCGACATCATGAGCGTATACGTTGGCAGAATCCTGAAAGAGGGAGTGATTTAATGCGACTTGATGTAACATTTCGCGAGCTTGATAAAAAACTGGACGTGGATTTTCGCACTGGCAATGAGCAGATTAAGGTTGACTTTGAGCATTTACAGGTTGTTTCCGACAATGTTGGAGTGGATTACTACAAGGGCGATTACACGGTCACGCCAAAAGTTGAAAAACAAGAGCTTGCGACACGTCAAAAGTTTCTGACAGAAAATGTAAAAATCAAAGAAATTCCATTCTTCGAGGTGTCAAATCTTGAAGGTGGACAGACTGTATTTATTGGAAAGGAATTGTAAAATATGAGTATTAATAAAGTAGTATATGGTGGAAAGACATTGATTGACTTAACAGGTGATACTGTTACCGAAGACAAAATATTAAAAGGATTTACATCACATGGAAAAGATGGTGACTTGTTGACCGGTACTTGCACATATGACGTGGATTCAAGTGATGCTACAGGAGCCGTTGCTGAAATTCTTAAAGGTAAAACTGCATATGTAAGAGGAAAAAAACTGACCGGTACCATGCCAAATAATGGAGCAGTAACCGGAACTATCGCTACACTTGATGGAGATTATGTTGTTCCTCAAGGCTATCACGATGGATCTGGAAAAGTATCAATCGATACAACAGAGAAAGCAAAACTTGTTGCTAAAAACATTCGTGAGGGCATTACTATCCTTGGAGTAGTTGGAGAAATGTCCGGCAGTGAGGGAATGAAGCCTCAGACTAAAGTAATAACACCGTCAAATACTGAGCAGACTATTCTTCCAGATAAAGGATATAACTGTTTGTCTCAAGTAACTGTTGCAAAGATTCCATATGTTGAATCCGAGAATGCGGCAGGCGGAACAACAGTAACCATTGGATAACGGAGGTAATAGAGCGTGACTGTAAATAAAGTGGAATATGCCGGTAAGGTATTACTTGATTTGACGGAGGATACGGTAACCGCAGATATGATGGAAAGTGGTGCAAAAGCTCACGATAAAACAGGGGCGTTGATAACTGGTAATATTCCAGTTAATAGTAGGCTAATCGGTGCAGTAAAAGAAGAAGATGTTAAATATAGTAAAGAACAAACTGATTTCGGTACATTGCAATTTATAAATATTAACCCAAGGATATATCCTTCGGACAAACAAGAACAGATTATATTAAGGGGTGACCAGCAACGATGTAACATGAATATTTCCGCCCTTTTTTTCGGAAATGCAAGCCCATCAGACGTTAAAAAAGGTGTAACTTTTACTAGTTTAAATGGACTCAAAGTTACCGGAACTGCTGATATGTCTGGTGGTATACCCAATAACAACTGCGAGGCGTATCTTGTAGATGTATCAAACCCAACGGTATCTTTTAAGACAGCATCTGGTGTAATCAAAGCATACGGTTACGCTTATGAGACCACAAAATCACAGTGGGGTGGTTCTACTACTACAACTGTTTACGCTTTTAATGGCACAAATTATTATAAATCAGCATTTTACGGATCACCAGCTGCAACAAACATCACACTTGGTGTTTCTGGAGGAAAGCTGACAGGATTACCGTCAGGATTAAGTGGTGGAACATTATTAGTTGTAAGGGGAATTTAGAAAGGAAGATTACAATGATGAATCAAATTATCACATTAATTTCAAGCAACTCATTTATCCGCATCTTACTGATCGCAGTAACTTTGGACACACTTCTAGGTGTCCTGAGAGCGATCAAAGAGCATAAATTCAACTCATGCGTAGGTATTGACGGAGCAATCCGTAAGGCAGCTATGCTTTTCTCGGTGTGTCTGCTCATGGCTACGGACGTGATCATGCACATTAATATTTTATTCATGGTGCCGGAAACGTATATCAAAATTCTCGGCATCGAAAAGTTAGGTATCTGCGAATTTTTCTGTCTGCTTTTCATCCTGTACGAGGCGGTCAGCATCCTCAAAAATATGACCTTATGTGGCTTACCGGTTCCGGCAAGCGCAAAGAAATGGATTCAGAAATTCCTCGAAGATATGACAGAAGAACTTCCGGAAGATGCCGTCAAAAACATTGAAATCAAAACAGAACCAAGAACTGAGGGCGAGTAAAATCGTCCTCTTGAAAGGAGAGATACTATGGCACATTTATATGTTATAGCCGGCCATGGTGCCGGTGATTGCGGAGCAGTAGGATACGGATATACGGAGGCAGAGCGAGTTCGGTATCTCGCGTCAAGACTATCCGCTTTAGGTGGTAACGATGTAACTGTAGCTGATACAAACCGAAACTGGTATGCCGATAATGGTATTATGAGCTTAAATATCCCTAAAGACTGGCAGATTTTGGAGTTACATATGGACAGCGCAGGAGCTTCGGCGAAAGGCGGACATGTAATCATTAAAGAGGGATATAATCCAGATCAGTATGATACCGCTCTTTCAAATTTTATTGGTAATTTCTTTCCGGGACGTGCAAATAAAATTGTGGAAAAAAACGATCTTGCCAATGTAAATAGAGCAGCCTATAAAGGTTATAGCTATCGTCTTCTGGAAAACGGTTTTATTACAAACTCCGGCGATTTGAGCAAATTTAACAATCGGACAGATGAGTTGGCAAGAGGAATCCTTAGTGCATTTGGCATCTCTGCTATTGCTCTGGTAGCGTCAACTGATCAGATCGATGGAGCTATTAAGTCCGGTGGTACGTTCCAGGATAAGAAAGATGTATTTGGATCCGTATCATATCAGGTCCATGCAAGAGATATTGGCTGGGCATGTTGGCAGTCTGATGGTCGTATGTCGGGAACGACTGGACAGAACCGGAGAATCGAAGCGTTCCGACTTATTCCTGTCGGAGAAACAGACGTGGTAGTGCATATCAAGGATGTAGGCGATAAGGAATACAAGAATATCTCCAAAGACACAATCCTTGGTACTACAGGTCAGAATAAACGTATTGAAGCGATAAAGATTACCGGCAAGGATACGCCGTACATCTACAGAGTCCACCAGAAAAATATCGGATGGACAGATTGGACATTCAATGGAAACTGGGCTGGCAGAAAAGGACAAGGCTTGCAGATCGAGGCAATCGAGATCATGGCTGCTAAATTCCTTGTCAATCCACACGTCCAGAACAGAGGCTGGTTAGGAGAGAGAGCTTGCGAGAATATCATTGGCATCACGGGTCACAATCTCAGACTGGAAGCTTTTAAAATCAATCCGTTGAACATCGAAATCAAGGCAAAAGTGCACATTGAGGGTATCGGCTGGAAAGATTATGGCACAGTCACAAAAGACACGGTAATCGGCACAACTGGTCAGAATAAGCGTATCGAGTGCTTATGCTTTGATGGAGATTTTGAGTATCGAGTCCATGTGGAGAATTCCGGCTGGACAGACTGGACAAAAGCTGATGGTGTTTCTACACTTGGTACAGTTGGTCAGGCATTAAGAATTGAAGCTATTCAGTTTAGATAAACGGATAGTTGAGAAGCTATTCAACCCGAATTTAATTTACACAGGACAGAGATTACGGGTGAAATAATAAATAACGTCTTGTACTAACTAATCTACCCCAAAACCAGTAACAAGAGTCAAATTAATTCCTTCATCCGCAAAATACCCATTTTCAATCGCAACGTATTGCGGGGCATAGAAGATAGAATGGGCGACTTCGTTCAGTGTCACAGAGACAGGAGAAGAATTGGTGTCATGATTGGCTTGGGAAGTGACGGTTTCAGCTTTAGGATTCGTAGCATTATCATCGGCAGGTGCAGAGCTGCAGGCTGATAAAAGGCCGACAGTTATAGCAGAAACAAAAAGTAAGGATATAAAATTTTTTTTCAT